AAGGCCGGCAGCAAGAACAAGATGACGATTGTTCCGCCCGGCGATGGCAAGCGCGTAATCTAAGCCAGGAGTAGGGAAACATGGCTTCGCTTGAAGATTTGACACCTGATGCGCGGGATGAGTTGGCCCTTCTCGCGCGTCAGCTTGCGGAAAATCCCGCGACCCGCAAAGATTTTTTGCGCCTGACTAAGAGGGCAAAGCCGGATATTCCGATTCCTGAATTGGAAATCGAGGATTCGGTTTACAAGCATACGCAGTTGTCGAACGCCAAAGTTGAGCGGCTCGAAGCCAAGCTGCGTGAGAAAGAGGCGATGGATGAATTGACCCGTCGTCGTCAGGCCCTTTTGAAGAAGGGCAAAGTTTCTGATGAAACCGAAATCGAGCAGATTGAAAAAGTCATGCTTGAGAAGGGCATCACGGATCATGAAACCGCTGCGGATTATCACCGCTGGATGAAAGAGCAGGCAACGCCGACAGCCGCGACCTTCACGCGCAACGTGATGGATCAGACTGCACGCAGTACGCTCTCCTCCTTCTGGAAGAATCCGCAAGTCGCGGCACGAGATGAGGCGAGCAAGGCTCTGATGGAACTTAGGGGTAAACCTAACCGTCCCATTGGACTTTGAGCGCATCTAGGGAAACGTAACTTCGCTTCGGAGATAAACCATGCCTATCGGTGGTGGTATTCTTCCGGCTACGGGTAGTACGCAATACACCGAGTTGACTTATGTGACTCGTAGGGCGTTTATCCCGAAGCTGGTTGTTCAAATCTACAACAGCACCCCTCTCATGGCGGCGCTCATTGCCAATAGCCAACAGGCTACGGGTGGTGTGTCTTCTGTGACCGTGCCGGTGCAAGGCGCTCAATTTGTGAACGCCCAATGGTCTGATTACAGCGGCTCCTTTGCGCAGCCGTCTGTTCAGCAGGGCGCGTATAACGCTGAGTTCAACCTCAAGCTGATGATCGCCCCCGTGCCGTTTCTCGGTATGGAAGGTGCTGTGCAGCAGGATCACGCCATTATCCCGCTCATCGAGGCTCGCATGAACGATGCGACCAACGTGATGATGGATGGTATGGCTACTGCGCTGTACAACAACACGACCAACACGCAGCAGTTCACTGGTCTGCCCGCCGCTGTTGACGATGGCACCGGCACCGCGACCTACGGCAACATTAACCGCTCGACCTACACGTGGTGGAAGTCGAAGCAGTATGCCGCTGGTTCTGTGAACCCAACCCGTCAGAACATCCTCCAGTACATTTCCGGTACGGTGAAGAACGGCGCTGAAGTGCCGACCTTTGGCGTGTGCGGCTTTGGTACTTGGACGCTGTTGGCGCAGGATTATGTGGGTCAAGAACAGTACGTCATTACGCCGGGTTCCGGCTTTGACGGCGACCCGAATGGTCCGCAATCCGGCTTCCGCGCTCTTATGGTCGCTGGCGTGCCGATCTACCCCGATCCGTACTGCCCAGAAGGCACGGTGTACTTCCTGAATACTAACTACCTGTCGCTGTACATCCACGACCAGGGTTCGTTCGTGTTCACGGGCTTTGAGTCCACCCTGCCGAATTGGCAGATTGGTTATGTTGGTGCCGTTCTCATGATCGCGGAATTGGTGAATACCAAGCCCAAGGCCATGACGAAGGTCACCGGCTACAACAGCTTGAGCATCTGAGGAGGATTGAACCATGGCTCTTGGCCTTAACAAAATCCTCGTTGCGAACACTTCCGCCAACACGTCTGGTGGGTATCTTCAGCCGGTTTCTGTTGCGAACGTTGGTGCTGGCAATGCCACCGCCATGTCGAACTCGCAGTTTATCCCGGCTGGTACGTACCTGATGCTGCCGGCGGCAAACGTGACCATCGAGGTCAACAACTACACGGGCACCGCTAATAGCTGGACGACCCTTCTCGCCAATAACACTGGCGGGGTGCTGATTTCCGATGGGTTCAACGTGCGCGCTAACGCGGTCACGGGTACTCAGACGGTGACGCTCCTCACGGTGAACGGCGGTCAGGCAGCTTCCGGCACCTACAACTCGTAAGGAGGCGTAGGTATGGCAAACGGCAACGCTGTAGGTAACAATCTCCCGACTTCCTTCGCACGTTATGTGCTGGGGGAAGCGCGCGGGGTTTCGGTTGCCTCTACGGGCAATGCCGTAGCGACCATTCCGATTTTGTCGGGTGGTCTTACGGCTAACACCGGGGCTTACATCATTCGTGAAATCACGGTGATGAACGCCAACAAAAGCATTGCTACGGCAAACGTGATTGTCCTTACGACCAGTGATGGCAACACGTCGAACAATGCGTCTAACGCTACCGTGCTTTCCAATGTGAGTGCTGCCACAACCAAGTGGCAAGACTTGACCTTGGGCACGGCGGCTGAGACGGATGCGTTTACGGCGCCGGCTTTGTTCGTGAAGGTGAACACGGCGGTCAGCGGGGGAACCTGTGACATCCGTGTGGTAGGGACTCCGGTAAACCTGTGACCGATACCGTATATGTGCACAACGATGGCTCGATGCCTCTGACCGATGGTTGGGATGGGAAGACTTATACTTTCCTTCCTGGCGAAACGGTGGAAATACCGGTGTTCGTCGCTGGTCACATATTCGGTTATGGTTTCGAAGACAAAGTCCCGCATGTAACGCGGCTTGGTTGGGCAAAAACGGCCAATGATGTGCCGAAAGCCCTAACGTGGCTTGAGAACTTCAAGATCACGACTGAGCCACCCCAGGTTCGGCGCTCAAGTTTCCCGGCGCCGGACTCCGGCAAACCTCTCCCGGCGGCATCGCAAGGGCGCCGGGAGAGGGGAGCGCAATCTGCCGCCACCATTCAGTGAGGTGCGTAAATGGCTGTTACATTGGCGCAGTACATTACGCAGTGCCGGCGGCTCTTGCATGATGCAAACGGCAATTTTTACACTGATCAGGAATTAACTGATTATATCAACGATGCGCGCAATCGTTTGGTGCGCGATACTGGATGTTTGCGCACGCTTCAAACAAGTGCGACGGTCACTAATCAAGAAACTTATTCGTTTTCGTCGCTGCCGGAAGGCTTGCAGACGATGGATATTATCAACATTAATTTGTACTGGGGTAATTCGCGCCTGCCGCTGTTGTACCGGCCTTGGACGGACTTTAATGCGCAACTGAGGTATTGGCAGAATTATACTGGGCGCCCGGTGGCTTTCAGCATGTATGGGCCGCAGCTTATTTACCTGGGTCCGGTGCCCGATCAGGTTTACACGATGGAATTGGATACGGTCATTGAGCCAACAGCGTTAGTTAGCGCAACGGACACCGATACCATCCCTGACATTTGGACGCAGCCTGTGGCGTATTATGCATCACACACGGCGAAGTTTAAGGAACAGTCTTACGGCGAGGCTGAAATCTTCAAGCAGCAGTACGTCAAGAATGTGCAAGCCTTGCTTGTTGGCACTTATACCCGTAGGTTGCCCACGGCTTATTCGCAGGCGTACTAGCCATGGCCGCATCGCCCGAGCAACGTAAACAATATCATGTCACTAAGGACTTTCGCGGGGTAAATACCAAAGCCAACCGCACGTCGATAGAACAGAACGAATTTGCGTGGTTGGAGAATGCGCAGCCTGTTGGTGCGGGCAATTTGAAGGTTATTCCGGCGCAAGTTACTATCAACACTAGCAGCAATGTTGCCGTTGCATGGTCCAATGTGGTTAGCCACATGGATAGCTGTAACCTTCGCAATAACGATTACATTGTCGCTTTTAAAGATGATGGCTCGGCGCAAGCGTTTAACCTAACTACATCTACGTTGTCTAACATTGCCAACGCCAGCACATTCAGTGCGTCGGGCGTGCAAATAACGCAATGGAAAGACGAACGCGCTATTATCGTTGATCCTACCAAGGGGCTGTTTACGTGGGATGGCACGAGCCTCATTACCATTGGGTCAGTCTCGGTAATTGCAGTAACTAATGGCGGCACGGGTTATACGTCGGCGCCGGCTGTGACCATTAGCGCGCCTAACGAGGCAAATGGGGTTCAGGCAACGGCGGTGGCTACAATAACTGCCAACGCGGTCTCCTCGATCACTTTGACTGAAGCCGGCTCGGGCTACACTTCGGCTCCCACGATTACGCTCACGGGCGGTGGCGGGTCCAATGCGGCGGCAATCGTTTCCTACACCACCTTCCAAACGGGCACTGTATCGGTAACAGTGCTCAATGGCGGCACGGGTTATACCAATGCAGCAAACATCACGGTGTCGTTCAGCGGCGGCGGGGGGACTAACGCGGCTGCTACGGCGGTTACTTCGGGCAATATCATCACTCAAATCGTGATGACCAACCCAGGCACGGGCTACACTTCCGCGCCAACGGTGACCATTACGGGGGACGGTTCGAACGCGGTAGCTCGTGCCAATGTGGTCACAGACCCCAACGTGGACGTTGCCACTTTCAGCGGGCGCGTTTGGATTGCACAAGGCCGCAACGTGTATTACTCGGCGGCGGATAGTTACAGCGATTTCACTTCTGTCTCGGCTGGCAGCATAACGCTAACCGATTCAACATTGCACAACTCCATCCGCGCTATGTTGTCGGCCAATAACTTTTTGTACATTTTTGGCGACGACAGCATTAACGTGTTCAGTGATGTGCGCGTGACTAACGTGGGTGCTACGTTATTTACGAACACCAATGTCAGCGCGTCCGTTGGTTCGCGGCGTATTAACGCTATTTTTCCCAACTTTCGCTATGTGTTGTTTTTGAATCAGTATGGCGTTTACGCTCTGATTGGTTCAACTACGCAGAAGATTTCCGACGCATTGGACGGCATTTTCAGTAGCATAGATTTTACGCAGCCGATTTACGGCGGTCAGGTGTTGTTGAATAACATTTTGTGCGCTGCCTTTAATTTTTACTATAACGATCCTGTCCAGGGGTTGCGGCCTATCCAGGCTGTTTTCTTTGATAGAAAGTGGTTTTTTTCCTCGCAGGGCACAATCAAATACATGACGAGTGTGTCTGTTGAGGGTCAAACGCGGCTTTATGCCAGTGACGGTACTAATTTAACTCGATTGTATGCGAGTAGTACCGCATCAATTTCGAGCACTATCAAGACTGCCCTATGGTCAATGGGTGATCCTATCAGGGACAAGCAGGCTTTGAAGCTTGGGGTTGAGGCAATTATTGCCCAAGACGGGCAGTTGGCTGCTACGATTGATAGCGAGGTTGGCAGTAGCCCGACTTACAATCTAGCTAACAATACAACCATTTGGGTCAACAATGTTGGACAAACAATCGGTTGGACCAACAATTCATCCGCCATAATTGGCTGGATTAATGCGGGTTATCAGTTGTATAAAACTGATGCACAGCAATGGGGTAAGTATTTGGGTGTCACTTTAACATCCGATTCCGCCGGCATTGTTATTAGTACCTTTGAGATGGAACATGAAATGAGAGCGAGGTTCTAATGCCTGTTCCGAATACGTTTGCGAACGCTACAACGTCGATCCCGCTATCGCAGTTGGATAACAACTTTGCGACGGCCATCACGATTGGCAATACGGCGGTTCAGCTAGGTAACACGATCACCACGATCAACAATGCTACATTGGCTAATGTAACGATTAATTCGGTAGCATCCCCGGTTAGTGTTGCGCAGGGCGGAACGGGTTCAACCACGCTTACAGCGAACAATGTGGTAATTGGGAATGGCACAGGAGCGGTTACTTTTGTAGCCCCTGGTACAAGCGGCAATGTTTTAACGTCTAACGGTACGGCTTGGACGAGTGCAAGTGCTGTTACTGCAGCGACTCAGGGTGGTTTTAGATCAGCAGCAAATGCTATTTATACTGGTTGGGGTTTTGGCGCCGGGGTTGGTGCATCATTCACTACAAGCCGAGTGTATTATCAAGTTTTTGTTGTTGGCCAATCTGTCACTTGGACTAAAATAGGCATTTTTGTTACGACAGCCCAAGCGGGAACAGTTGCTCGTTTAGGTATTTATAATTGGTCTGGCGGAATAGCGACCACTCGTCTTCTTGATGCTGGAACAGTTTCGCTAGCAGCAACGGGTACTGTTGAGGCGACAATTTCGCAAACTTTATCGCCGGGCATTTATGCGCTTGCTATGATAGCAGATTCGACTACCGCTCAACTTCGCGGAGCCTCGACAAGTTTTACACAGTTTCAATATGGCATTGCTGACGGCTCTAACACGACGTTTTGCCTTTACGAAGCAGGAAGCGGATCAACTCTCCCTGCAACCGCAAGCACGACGCCATCACCTCAAGCTACTACTCCTATTCCCATAATTTTTATGAGGTATTAACATGCAACATGTCAGATACAGCCTTTATCAAAATGGCGTCCTAATTTATCAGGAAGACAACAGGCTTGTTTCTGTTTGTGCCGAACAAAGGTTGGCAGAAATCCGCGTCAAGGCGGCTGATGCCATTTTGGCAACGGGCGTTGATTGGATGGCGGCAAGAGAATTGTCCGGCGGCAAACCAATACCGCAGTCGGTTAAAGACCAATGTGCCGCTTTGAGGGCTAAATCAAATGCGCTCGAAGCGCAAGTTATTGCAGCGCAGCAAGCCGCAATTAACGATGACGACAAAGCTGCTTGTGACGCAATCGAAGCTGTTGTTTGGCTTGACTGAACGGAGAGCGTAGATGGCTTCTACAGATACAGAACACGCAAAAACGGTAGTTGATGCTCTTAGCATTGCGACGGTGATTGGATCGTTGGCGCAAGTGTTGCCCGCTATCGCAGCGACGTTCAGTATTATTTGGTCGATCATTCGCATCTGGGAAACCAAAACAGTTCAATCCTGGCTGAAAAGGAGTGTCAATAATGAATAAAGATATGTACCTGGGGTTAGTCCGGCATATTTTGACGCTTGTTGGCGGCATTTTTGTTGCTCGCGGCCAGATTGATGCAAGCGCGGTTGATACTATTGTTGGTGCAACAGTGACTATTGGTGGCGTTGCTTGGTCATTGCTTGACAAGAAGGCTCGCTAAAATGGGTATCAACGCTTTCACCAAAATGGGTAATACGGTGGTTTTCACCGCCAATACCACGGCGCCTACTCCGGTGCAGGCGGCTTCTACTAGCCTGGGCGGCAATCAATACCGAATTATCAACAATGGCAATGTAACAGTGTTTCTTGGGTATGGGTCAACAGCAGCGGAGGCGAGCAATAATGCCGTTGTGGTGTCCTCGTCGCAGCCTGCATTTCCTTTGCTTCCTGGCACTGATGAAATCCTTACCTTTGTGCCCAACGCTTACTTTACCGGCATTACGAGCGCCAACACGGCGGCAGTTTATATTACTCCCGGCGACGGATTGTGAGCCATGCTGAAGGTCGCAAATACGCAAGGTGGGGGCGGTAACGGTACAGTTACCAATGTTGCGACGGGCACTGGTTTAACGGGCGGACCGATCACGACCACGGGCACGATCAGCCTTGCCAATACCGCTGTAACGGCGGGTTCTTATGGTAGTGCAAATACCGTTGCTACGTTTACCGTTGACGCGCAAGGCAGGCTTACGGAGGCGGCAAACGCCACCATCAGCATAGGCAACGCTAATCTTGCCAACAGCACAATCACGCTGGGAAACGCGACCCTTACCCTTGGTTCGACCACGAGCACAGTTGGGAACCTTACCCTCAACAACGCAAATGTGGCGTCCGGTAATGTTACATCGAATAATGTGAATTTTACGGGCACCACTGCGGCTAATGCGACTTTTGCAACCAGTAGTTTGCCTTTGGTTCCAGAGGGTTACATCACTGTTCAGATAGGGGGCGTCAGTAAAAAGATACCCTATTATGGAGTGTAACAAATGGATTTTGACACCCTGAGCATTGTGAAGTTTGGGGACAGGGACTCGCTCAACGAGTTCCTTTTTGTCAATGGTATCCAGCACCAAATCTTCCGTGAAACCTTTTTTGACCAAGGCTTGTCGGTGCCGGCCTTTCCCATAACTGACGCTGACCCCGACAATTTGGATGATTGGCTGTTGGCGCATCAGGTCGAGCACCAAGCCTTTGCTAATTTGCTTGGTTTAGACAATCCTTTTGATATGCTTGACGTTGATTGGAACGAGGAAGGCGATTTCTACGATTGGCTTTCCAGCCATCTTTCTGTTCATCAGGCAATCGCCGCATCTTTGGGATTGACGTAAAATGGTCGCACCTAGCCCAATGCTGAAACCCTTGCCGGCCACAACGGGGCTGGGGGAAAAGACCGCCCCGCCTGACGTGATGGGGGCGATGAAGCGCGCCAAGGGCAAGGCGCCCGCTCAAGCGCAGCCGGGCAAGCAAATGACGCCCGTGCAAATCGTGCAAGATGTGATGCAGAAGTCCGGCGAAGACCCGAGCACGGCGCAAGAGTTTCTGCGCAACTGCGACAAGTTGGTGACGATGAATCTGGCGCAGTCGGTGCAGATTGGTAACACGTTGTTTTTGTTGCTAAAAATGGACGAACGTGGTCAGCCTTTGCCGCAAGGCACGGGCAATATGTTGACCTTCACGGCTGAAGAAGATGCAATCGAACAGCGGCTTAGTGTGCTTCCTAACACCTTGCGTCAGCTTGGGTTTAACAAAGTGACATTACGCACAGACGATCAAGGCGATATTGCTGCAATGCAGCGTGCCGGTTTGCAGCCGAAGGTGCGTCAGGAGATGACTTTCACGGGTCAGCAGATGGCGCCCATGTATGCGATTGAGTTGGAGGTCTGACATGGGTTGGTTTAGCAATATCACGCGGGCCGTTTCCAATGTTGGTCGCGCCATTGGCGACATTAACCTCGGCAAAGGTTTGACTAGGGCCGCTGGTGGCAAGCAGAACCTTGCGTATGCGATTGCGGCGGTTGCTGTTGTGGCGACTGCTGGCGCTGCCGCTTATGGGTTGCCGGCAGTGGTTGGTTCTGGCCTTTTAGGTTCAACGACAGCGGGAACGGCGGTAGCGGGGGGCGCTCTCGGCGCCTCTACAACTTATGGCGCGGTGGTTGGCGGCGCTGTGGTTGGCGCAGGCATTGGTGGCGCAGCGGGCGCAGCAACCGGCTCTTTGACCGGAGATGTTGGGAAGGGCGCATTAACCGGCGCGGCAACGGGTGCTGCCGGCGGTGCGGTGGCTCCTTTGGCATCCGGTGCAGCAGGGCAAGCTTTGAGTGCGGCGGGCGTGGATAAAGCACTTGATCCCAGTTTGTATGGGGCGGGCACAGGGGCGGCTTCTGGCGCAGCGCGTGGGGCAACTACTGCTGCTATCACCGGTGGAGATGTTGGTACTTCTGCGCTTGCTGGCGGTGTTGCTGGCGGTATAACTGGCGGTCTTACGCCGGTATTAAAAGATGTTGTTCCACCAGAAGTTAGCGGCGCGCTCACTGGAGCCGCAACCGGCGCGGCTACATCTGCAATCAAAGGTACGGATATTTTACAAGGCGCTGTTACGGGTGCGGGCGCTGGTTTGCTTGGTTCCGCCGCACAGTCGTTTTTCGCCCCCAACGCCCCATTAGGTTCGGGCTACACAAATAGCGGATCAGTGAGAACTGATCGTGATGGTAATGTGACTTATGGTATTAGGGGGCCGGATGGAAAGATTTTTTGGTCGCCTTTAACGCCGGAACAATATGCACAATCTTTGCAGGCGCAAGCACAGGCACAGCCATCACCTGTATCTACATCTGTTGCACCTACCCCAACTCCGCCTCCAGCGGCGGAACCTGCGCCGCCACCTGTTGCGCAGGCACCAACTGACCAACAAATCTTGCAATTGACCGGGTTGGCTCCGCCTCCTGTTGATCAAGCTGCATTGCAAGAGTTTTTGGCGCAAACACCTGAAGTAACGCCGCGAGAAACTGTTTTTGCCGGAGCGCAAGAGCCGTATCAAGTTGCAAGTGCTGGCCCAGGTATTGTTGCTGTTGGGCCAGAGGCAACGTTTGCTGGACCACCAGTTGAATTGCCCACCCTACCAACCCAACCGGCAGTTCTGAGTTCAGAAGAACAGGCGCTTGTCTCCGACTTACGCGACGTGGCCGCGCAGGGTGGCACTCTCACACCACAAGAAGAAGAATTAGTTCAATTAGCTAATGAAATAGAACAGCAGGCCCCTGAAGCGCCCCAAGTTGTTGAGGTTACTGAGCCTCGTGCTGAGGCGCCCGATCAAACGACTGCCGCGCTGATTGAGCAATTGGGATTGTTGCCGCCACTCGAGGAACCTGCTGCGCCACCTCCGGCGCCAGAAGAAGTTGCTGTTGCAGAGCCTCCTCCGACTCCTACTGTCGCGCCAGAAATTCCGCCAGTAGAACCTCCGCCTGTTGTAGCGGAAGCGCCGGCCCCGCCTTCTGAAATAAACCCACAAGATTTAGCGATATTGCAGCAGGCCGGTTTGTTGCCACCGCAACCGGAAGCGCCAATAGAGCAAGCTGCGGCACAAGTGCCACCCGTGGTAGAGCCGCCTCCTGTCGTTGAGCCTCCTGCACCCGCCCCAACCGAAACGCCAACTGTAGCCGTAGAGGCGCCACCTGTACCTGTGGCAGAGCCAACAGCAGAGGCAGTTGCTCCTGTTGCAGAACCAACGCCGGTTCCAACCGAAGTGGCGGCAGCGCCACCGCAACCTGTAACGCCGCCTGCTATCAACCCCGAAGTTTTAGCACTGTTGCAACAAGTTGGGCTGTTGCCGGCTGCGCCAGAACCTACGCAACAAGAAGCAATAACGCCATCACCTATCGCTGAAACTGTAACACCGGAGCCGGTAACTCCGACAGAAACAGCACCAGTTGCTGCTGAACCTTCTTTGGTAACGCCGGAATTAGTGGCGCCTGTTGAGCAGCCGCCGCCTGCTCCAACGCAAGTGGTGGAAGCGCCAACTCAAGATATCAACCAGCAAATCTTAGAACTATTGGGCTTGGCGCCAACGCCGCCTGTTGCAGAAGTGCCGGCAGCAGA